TCGAGGACCAGCGCAGAGAGTTCAACGGCGGTCTGGTTCGTATCGAGCAGACCATGAAAGACTACACTAAAGCCGTAATGGGGAAGCCATGATTAAGGCCATTAACGACGTTGTGATTATCGAGCGGGATACTTACCAAGGTAAGATCATTGCTCCAAGCGAAAAAATGTGCCATGGGACCGTAATCTCTGTTGGCCCCGGCGCGTGGTATGCTTCGGTTCACGATATTGACCATACGACCGGCAAGGTTGAAGAGAAATGGCGCCCAACGTCGCTTAAGGTCGGTGAACGTGTTTGCTTTAGCATCGACAAGGGCGAAGAGCATGTGATTGAAGGCCGTCCATGCATTGTCATGCGCGAATCCCATGTGGCTGGGGTGCTTGAACCCTCCTTGGCCGAGGCAGGTTAATCAAATGCCATTAACTAAATCGACCAGCAAGAAGGCCTTTGAGAAGAACATCAAGGCCGAAGTGAAGGCCGGGAAACCTGTCAAGCAGGCAGTCGCCATCGCTTACAGCTAGAAGCGCGAAGCCGCCAAGGGCAAGAAGAAATGAACCGCTTAGCTACTCTTTGGGAAGAGTTCGAACAACTCCCTAAGCCTGTTACCCAAGAGCAGCTTTTGGCCAAGGCTAAAGAGTGGTGCATCCAAGAAGGCCAAGACTTAAAGCAGTTTGAAGATTGGCTCTCAACCGAATACCGAACCGTACTTGAAAGGTTGAACGCATAATGGCTGGTGGCCGTCCTACTGATTACCAAGAGGACTTCCCTGAGAAGGCCTATAAGCTTTGTCTGCTTGGCGCTACTAACCAGCAAATAGCTGATTTCTTTGGAGTTATTGAGCAAACTCTTTATAACTGGCAGGAAAGACACCCAAAGTTTTTAGAGGCCATTACGCAGGGGAAGCTTCAAGCAGACTCTGAAGTGGCAGAAAAGCTCTTCCATCGGGCTAAAGGCTACTCACATAAAGCCGAGAAGATATTCAATAATCAAGGAGAGATTATTCGGGCTGAATATACCGAGCACTATCCGCCTGATACCCAAGCCGCATCGCTTTGGCTGCGGAACCGTCAGCCTCAGCTTTGGCGCGATAAGACCGAGACTGCCCATAGCGGGACATTGAATGTCCGCCCCCTCAAAGAGCTGAGCGACGATGAACTCGCGGATATCGCCACCGGAGGCAGCTAAAGAGCTGCTGGCCCGTCGGCAGGCCCGCAAGGCCCTGTTGCCCTTTACGCTCTACACCAACCCCGCCTACATGCCTGCCGGACATCATGAGCTGATAGCGACCAAGCTGGAGGCTGTGGAGCGGGGCGAGATCAAGCGGTTGATGATTGCCATGCCTCCCCGCCATGGGAAGTCAGAACTGGCTTCTAGGCGCTTTCCTGCATGGTATTTAGGCCGTAACTCGGACAAGCAGATCATTGCTGCCAGCTACAACTCTGAGCTGGCTACGGACTTTGGCCGGGATGTACGTAACATCGTCGCCAGCCCAGAGTTCAAGACCCTATTCAAGACCGATCTTGCCCAGGACTCTAAAGCAGCTAACCGTTGGCATACAGATGCGGATGGGATGTATGTGGCTGCCGGTGTCGGGACAGCGATTACAGGCCGTGGTGCCGATATCCTATTGATCGACGACCCCTTTAAAGACCGCCAGGAAGCCGATAGCGAGATAAACCGCAAGAGGGTATGGGACTGGTATACCTCAACAGCTTACACCCGCCTCATGCCCGGTGGCGCGATTATCGTCATTAATACACGGTGGCATGATGACGACCTCTCAGGACGGTTATTGGCTGAACAGGATGCGGGAGGCGATCAGTGGGAGGTGTTGAGCCTTCCAGCGATCAATCCTCAAGGCGAAGCGCTGTGGCCCGAGTGGTATCCCTTGGACCGCCTGGAGCAAATCCGATCCGTACTGCCTGCTAGAGATTGGAACTCCCTCTATCAGCAGAATCCTATCCCCGATGATGGTGATTACTTCAAAGCTGCGTGGTTTGGGGAATATGAAGAGCTGCCAGATGCTTTAAACGTCTATGGCGCCTCAGACTATGCTGTTACGCCTGATGATGGGGACTATACGGAGCACGGGGTATTTGGGGTGGATCACCAATCGAATATCTACATTCTGGATTGGTGGCGCGGCCAGACTGACTCAGAGACATGGGTAGAGAAGAAGTGTGACCTCATCATTCAACACCAACCTATGTGCTGGTTTGGGGAGGCCGGGCCTATTCGTAGGGCCATCGAGCCTTTCCTGATGAAGCGAATGAGAGAACGTAACGCGGGTTGTAGGCTGGAATGGCTACCTTCGATCCATGACAAGATGGTCAGGGCTAGGGGTATCCAAGGCATTGCCAGCATGGGGAAAATCTTCTTTCCAAAGAACAGTGCCTGGAAAGGAGACGTTTTAGGGCAAATGCTGCGTTTCCCCGCTGGCAAACATGATGATGCCGTGGATGTTTTATCGTTGATTGGCCGAGGGTTACAGGTGGTGGCGCCTAAGCGCGTTCCATCGCCCAAGAGGCCAATGCAGGCTGGCGGCGGATGGATGGGGTGATTTCCACAATATTTACGGTAAAGTCATCTATAATGCCGGTAATATATCCAAGAAATGCGTAAAAGTTACGCAAACTCATTAGCGGGTAAGAGCGGATGGCAAGCGAAGAGAAGAACAGCAAGCAAAAGCTCATCGACGATGCTAAGGACTTCCTGAAACGTGCGATGGATGCCGAGACGCAGAATCGTCAGGAAGGTCTGATTGCCATCAAGTTCGCCAAACTTGGGGAGCAGTGGCAGTCTAATGATGTTCAGTCCCGCCAGCTCGAAGCCCGTCCGTGTCTGACGATCAACAAGATTGGGGCCTACTGTAATCAGGTCACGAACCAGCAGCGCCAGCAACGACCCCGGATCAAGGTCCATGCTGTAGACAATGGGGCGGACAAAAAGACTGCTGAGATCATCGCAGGTATCTGCCGCCACATCGAAGTCAATTCCTCCGCCGATACTGCCTATGACACTGCTTTCGACTCAGCCGTAACGATGGGGTGGGGCTACTGGCGCATCCGGCATGACTACATTCGGGAAGATAGCTTCGATCAGGATATCTTCATCGACACGATCGATAATCCGTTCTCCGTCTATTTCGACCCAATGAGTACCCTTCCCGATGGGAGTGATGCTCAGTTCTGTCTGATCACCGATCAGCTTTCCAAGTCCCAATTCCGCCAGATGTATCCCGGAGCCGATGATGGGTCTCAGTTCGTAGTAACTGGCCAAGGCGACGACATAGCCGAATGGCTCACCCCAGATACTATCCGTATTGCCGAGTATTACTATGTCGAGAATATGAAAGATCGGCTTCTCATGCTTTCCGATGGGCAAACGGCATGGCGTAGTGAAGTCGAGTCAAGCCTGGACTCTATGGCCGCCGAAGGGGTAATGATCGTTGCCGAACGTCCTTCCATGCGCCGGGTAGTGAAGTGGTGCAAACTGACGGCGATGGAGATTCTGGAAGAAAGGGTATGGCCTGGACGATGGATTCCAGTTATTCCCGTTTATGGCGAAAGAGTTGTTGTAGATGGTCGGCGCCGTAAGTTCGGCTTGGTAAAACATGCCATGGACCCGCAGCGCATGTACAACTTCTGGCGGACCGCGACCACTGAGTCTGTGGCTCTGGCCCCGAAGGCCAAATGGCTGATGGCTGACGGGCAAGATGAGGGTTACGAAAACGAATGGTCACAGGCTAACGTAGCCACCTACCCGGTCCTGCACTATCGAAATATTGATTCGATGGGACAAGCCGTCCCACCGCCACAACGCCTTCAGCCCGAACCCCCTCCGCAAGGTGCTATTGAAGCTGCCATGTTGATTGGCGAGGACCTTAGCTCCGTATTGGGAATTATAGAGCCAGCCCAAAGAATCGGCGGGAATGTCTCGGGGAAAGCCCTAAATAGCGAGAAGCAACAATCCGACAATGCCACGTTTAATTACTACGATAATCTCACCCGGTCTATCTGTCATACCGGCCGAATCATCGTTGACCTCATTCCGAAGATTTATGACACTCAGCGCGTGGTTCGTATCCTAGGAGAAGATGGCCGCCCCGATCAGGTTACGATTAACCAAGTCGATGAGATTGGCCAAGTCCTCAACAATGTCGGGGTGGGGACATACGATGTTGTGATGGATACGGGTCCAGGCTACAACTCAAAACGCCAAGAGGCCGTAGAGGCTTTTGTCAATATTCTCAATTCTCCGCTGGGCGAAGAAGTGGCCAAAGTTGGGGCGGATTTGGCCATTCGCATGATGGATTTCGCAGGCTCAGATACCTTGGCGGATCGTCTCGCAGCCGCTAACCCGCTGGCCCAAATCGATGAGAAGTCTGATGTTCCTCCGCAGGCTCAAATGCAAATCAAGAGTCTTCAGGCTCAATTGGAGCAGCAAGGACAAGCGATGCAGGCCCTCCAAATCCAGCTCAAGTCGCGTAGTGATGTAGTCCAGATGCAGGAAAGTGCAGAGACACAGCGCGAACACATGCGACTTACCACTAAGGCCCATGATGTTGAATCAAGGGATGCTACCCAACTCCAGAAGAATCGCGAGGACAATGCAGCCTGGATGACTGATACGGCCATTAAGTCTCATACAGCCCTTTCCGTTGCTGAGATTGGGGCCGTCAAGGAGATTCTGAAACATCATCTGGGACAAGAAGCTGCGGAAAAGCTGGCGGCTAAAGCTGACGAAGAAGAGCGCGAACTGAGCAATGTTTAACACCCGTACCGGCCCGACGACCGGGGAAAATCCGTGGAGCACTCCATGAGCGATCAAGAAAACAACAACGGCATTAACACTGTAACGAATGAGACGCTGGATGCGTTTCACGCTGAGCAATTGGGACTTGGTGGCGATGAAGAAGCGCCAGAATCCATCGAGGAAGAGGCTGTAGAGCCTGAAATCGAAGAATCTCAAGAAGAGGCGCCTATTGAGGAACCGGAAGAAGCGCCCAAGCAAGAACCTGAAGCCAAGAAGGGCAAGAAAAATGGCGTTCAGGAGCGCATTAGCGAGCTGGTCGAAGAGCGTAATACCGAACGGCAGAAACGTGAGGCCCTAGAGGCCCGTCTGGCGGCTTTGGAGAAGAAAGAGGCCCCTATTCCTGAGCTAGACCAAGAGGCCCTCAAAAAGCCACGTATGGACGATTACAGCGATGTATCCCTGTACGAAAAAGATATGCTCGCCTACACCCGAGAAATGCTCAAAGCTGAGCAGAGAGCCGAACATATCGCCCGCCAACAAGCGACTATCGAACAATCGTGGAACCAAAAGCTAGAAGCGTCCCGTTCTGAACATGCGGATTGGGATGAAGTAGTTAATAGCTCAACCGTCCAAATTCATGAGGCTGTTAAAGAGGCCATTGCCGAGAGCGATATAGGCCCTGAGCTTATATATCATTTGGCGGTCAATCCGGAAGTCGCGGAAGGCCTGAAGCGCATGTCTATTGCTAGTCAGGTACGTGAGATAGGCCGGTTGGAGGCAAAACTTGCCAAAACAGAGGCACAACCGGTAAAAACTACCGTTTCCAAGGCTCCCCAGCCCATTACTCCTATCCGCGCCGCCGCTAGTCTAACCGACAATAAGATGGATGCTGATGGAGAATTCCATGGTACTCCGGAGGAATGGAAGGCCTTGCGGAAGGCAGGTAAGATCAAGTAACATCAGTGATAAGTGGTAAACCTCGCCAACCTGCGGCGTAAACAGGGCTTATCCGTGAATCTCCACGTTAAAGAGACGACGAACCTTAATCGTTTTCTGTTATTAATGTGGAGTTCACCATGGCTAACCAACTACTCACTATTTCCAAAATCACCAACGAAGCCCTGATGGTGCTGGAGAACGAACTCACCTTCTCCGGTAACGTCAATCGCGAATATGACCCGCAATTTGCGGTCAACGGCGCCAAGATCGGTAATACCCTGAACGTCCGCAAACCGGCACGCTTCATTGGTACTTCTGGCCCGGCGCTGAATGTCGAAGATTTTTACGAATCCAGCGTTCCCGTAGTCCTGGGCGTACCGGCCAGCTACGGCGATCAATTCCACGTAGACACCCAGTTCACTACCCAAGACCTCGCCCTGTCGCTGGACAACTTCAGTGATCGCGTTCTGAAGCCTGCCATTGCCGCCATCGGCAACCGGATCGACTATGTTGGTCTGACCATGGCTAAGAACACGGTAGCGAATATTGTGGGCACCGCAGGCTCTCCGGCCTCCGCTCTGTCGACCTATCTGAGCGCCCAGGCTTATCTGGACTCCGAAGCGGCTCCGCGTGACGGCAAGCGCACTGTCACCATCGATCCGTTCACCAATGCGGCCATCGTCGATTCGCTGAAAACCCTGTTCAACCCGACCAATAAGATTGGCGATCAATACCGCAAAGGCATGATGGGTACTGATTCGGCTGGCCTGAACTGGTTCATGGACCAGAACGTAGTTACCCAAAACTTCGGTACTTGGTCGGGCGCAGGTTCGACGGTTTCGGCTAACACCACGGGTGCATTCACCGGCTCGATCAGCACCGGCTGGGCATCGACCGCGACCATTACTCTGACGACCGTAGCCCAAACCCTGAGCCTGCAAGTCGGCGACACCTTCACCATTGCCGGCGTCTATGCGGTCAACCCGCAAAATCGCCAATCCTATGGCAAGCTGCGTAACTTCGTTGTGACTGCAGCTGCGGCTGTGGGTACTGGCGGTACTGCGGTAACGATCTCTCCGGCCATTATTACTGCTGGCCAATTCCAGAACGTTGTCGTTACATCGACCTCCGCAACCGCTGCGGTTACTCCGTTCTCCGCAGGCGCTTCGGGTGTTTCGGTAGCCAGCCCGCAATCGATCATGATGCATCGTAATGCCTTTACCCTGGCAACGGCCGACCTCGAAGTGCCGAAAGGTGTGGATTTCGCTGGCCGCGCATCCTCGAAAGACTCCGGTCTGTCGATTCGGATTGTTCGCCAATACACCATCGCGAATGATGCGATCCCGACTCGTCTGGACGTACTTTTTGGCTGGGCAAGTCTCTATCCCGAACTGGCTTGCCGCGTAGCTAGCTAATTACTCCGCGCCTCGCAAGGGGCGCTCATTTCTGGAGAACATCATGAGCAATCCGGGTCCCGCAATTACCGTCGGTTCTAACTCTCAAGTTACGTTTGCTTGTCAGCAACGTCGCCTGCTGGGTTATGCCCTTGGCGTCAATGCAAACTTGGTGGCCGATACGGTTATCCAAATTATCAACAGCTCCGCATGGTCGGTAGATGTCATTACCTATACCAATGCCTCCACAAGCCTCACTACGGCCGTTGCTGGCGTTTATTCTGCTCCGGCAGCCGGTGGTACTACAATTGTGACGGCGGCCGCCCTGAGCGGTGCTACGGCGTCGAATGTGGTGGTTAAACCAACCATCGCTAGTACTACTGTCCAAACGGGTGATTACATCTATTTCCGTATCACCACGGCACAAGGCGCAGCAGCAACGGTAGACGTATATATCTGGGGTTACGACTTCTCCCCG